CTTCGTGGCCCGCTCCTCGGTCTTGGTCTCCTGGTCCAGGATCTTCCGGCCCGTCTCGCCCTGGGCCATGCGGGCTTCGTACTTCGCCAGCGTCTCCTCGCGGTCCGCCCCCGCGTCGACCTCTTTGAGAAACTGCCTGGTCGCCCGGCGGCTGTCGGCGTCGTCCTCCGCCGCCGTGGCCTCCTTCCCGGTCTTGTAATACTTGTCGAGGTCGCCCCGGAGCAGCAGGGCCGCCGCTTCCGGGTCCCGGCTGATGATGTCGGGCAGGGACAACCCGGGCCGCTCGACCCGCCGCCCGCCCGGGTCAAAATCGGAGGGCTGGACGGCGGTGGACGACGGGGGCTGCAGGTACTCCGGAATCGTCCCTACTTCCTCCCGACGAGGGATCTCCGCCGTCGCGGCGATGTCTCCGCTAAAATCACGGAACGCGTTGCTGTACGGGCCCTCCTGGGGCGGCCCGATCCGGTCGGCGCGGTCCGGGTGATACGGGATGTCCATGGCCCCGGGCGCCATCTCAAACAGGCGCGGCTGGGGCTGCTCTTCAAACTGCTTCATGAAGTCGAAGCTGGGCTCCTGCAGGACCGGCCCCGGCTGGGCCTGGTCGGTCAGCTCCTGGGAAGGCATGGTCTGGCTGGCGAAGCGGCCCAGCGCCCCCGCTCGGTTGCGGGAAGCCTCCTGGATCGCCGACGTGTCGCCCAGCCCCGCCTGGGCCCCCCATCGGGCCAAAATCTCGTCCTCGGGCATTCCGGCGTCGCTGGCCAGCTTCATGGCGATCCGGGCCTGGTTCTGGGCCTCCAGGTCCTTCTTGCTGGGACCGGTCCACCCGAAGGCGGTTCCGGCCCCCGAGGGGTTCAGAGGGATGTCGAACGGGTTGGCCATCCTACGCTCCCTTCATGCCGCCCATGATGCTGCCAAAGGCGCTGGCTTCCGTAGAGAGCGTCTTGCGGTTCTCGTCCAGCGGCGACGGCCCCACGATGGAGCCCAGCATCTCCGGCTTCGCCATCCGCATGTACTCCAGCCACATGCCGATCTTGCCCTGGTCCATGCCCGCCGCCCGCAGCTGGGCCTCCATCTGCGCGGTGTTCCCGGCCTGCTCGGCCGCGCGGAGCTGCTCGCCCGCCCCGAACACCTGGCCCGCCAGGCTCGGCGCGAGCTGTGCGCCAAACTGGGAGGCCCCCTGCTGAAGGCCGCGCTCCGCCCCGTATTGATTCCACCCGGCCTGGGCGATATCGTGGGCGGCCTCGGTCCCGATCCGCCCCGCCTGGCGGCCCAGCTGAGCCTCGCGGGCCGACGAATCATAGTTACCTCGGGCCGCCGCCCGGGCGTTGGTATCGTTCATCGCGTCCTGGAACAGCATCTTGGCGATGTCCTGGCGCGACGTCGACAGCGCCGAAAACTCGGGCCGCGAGGCGACGTCCAGGTACTTCCCCTCGGCGGTGTCCTGGAGGGTCCGGACTCCCGCCCCGTACAGCGGCTCCGCCTGGCCCTGGTACTTCTCCAGCGCGGCCAGCGACCGCTGCTGCTCGGGACGCGGGCCCACGTACGGGTTCCCGGTGCCCGCCGTCGTGGGCGACCCGATGTTACCAGTCAGGAGGTCCTCGGTGTACTGCTGCTGATAAGGCATGGACTGGTACGGGTTAACCATCTGGAACTCGCGCTGAGTCTGCTTCGGCTTCGTCGAAGCAAACGGCCCCAGAAAGTGCTGGCCGATATCGGAACCAGAGCCGCTACCCATGGTGTTCTCCCATCTCGACCTCGTAGATCGCGGCGGCGGGGTGCGCCCCGATCCGCGCCCAGGCACGCGGCCGATCCCGCCGCGTCTCAAAATAGCAATGCGCCGCGCCGTTCATCTTCGACCACTCCACCATCCGCCGAACCAGCACCGGGAAGACCGCGCCCACCCGCTTGCGCGGATACAGGTACACCGCCGGGGCCGAAGCGATGGGCGGCCCGCCAAAGGGGCTGGACAGCACGACCCACGCGAAGCCGATCAACCGGTACTCGGCGTCCAAGACCAGCCAGACGGCTTGGTTGGGCTCGTAGACCGCGATAGCCAGCCGGGTCAGCACGCCCTCGGGCGTTCCGGGCAGCCGCGAGCGGGCCAAGAAGTCCTTGGCGGCGACCAACAAGATCTTCTGGTACTCCTCCAACCAGAACCCGTCGCCCTCCCCCAGGCGGATGACCCGGACCCCGGAGGGGAGGATCTCCAGCTGCGCTTCCGGCTTGGATTCCAGAGTCATCATCGGGCGTACCCGCCCGGGATGTTGGCCGCCCCGTACGCGGCGACCTCCCAGTCATCTCCCAATGCGTTCGACTCCATCCGCACCTGCCAGATCCGCCCATACTCCCGCACGTCGACCCAGGGGCGGTAGCGGGCCGGGTCCAGCGGGAGCTCGCGCGGCGGCTTCCACGGCGGCATCGGGGTTCGGGGATCCATGGCCGCCCGCACCGTGATGCGGAGCGTCCCCGTGCCGGTTGCGTAAACCGGGACCACCAGAATCTTTGTCGGGATGAGCCCGTCGTTGAAGTGTCGGGACTCCACCCACGGGTAGATGGGGACCCCGTCCGCGTCGTGCCCGCCGTAGACCTGGATCAGCCCGCTGGCCTGACCAAACGCGCCCCGCACCGGGCGAAGGTTCTCTTCGTTGGTCGCTTGCCCGGCATCGGGGCCCGGGGGCGGCAGCTCCGTGAAGCACATGCCGGGGTCATGGTCGGTGAGCGACCAGGTCTGGTCCCGATAGTTGTAAACCGCGGTGAGGTTGGGCTGGGTCGAGCCCCGCGCCGGGATCTTCCAGCAGACCTCGTCGTGCTCCAGGCGGCGGTACGCGTAGATCAGGTGGGCTCGCGGCCAGTCGATGGCGTCGGAGATCTCGGGCCAGATCGCGTCCCCGATGGGCTCCGAGAAGGACCCCAGCCGGTAGAAGTTGGTCCGCCCGCAGTAATACTGGTACGAGCCGATCGAGATCGGCGACCGGGCTGACACCGAGCCGTCGTCCGCCGGGATGCCCTCCACGATATAGATTGCTGGCGGCCCCACCGAGATGAACCGGTAGAGGCGGTTGGGCTTGTGGATGATCGCATGATCGCCCAGCACCTTGACCGCCGTCAGCCCGGTCGAGTCCTCCAAGAAAAACTGGTCCCCCGCGATGTCCCCGGTCCAGTCCAGCGGGTCGTCCGGCATGGAGTACGACAGCCGCCAGGGCTGGTTCGGGAACCGCCCGACCAGGACCCGCGACTTGTGGATCTCCACCAGCGCTCCGGGGCCCTGCGCGGTATCGATGGTGATCACGAACGCGTCGTCGGCCCCGTTCCAGCCGTAGACCTCGATGCCGTCCGACCAGATCAGCATCTCCTTGTGCTGGTCGAGCGTGACCACGTCGTTCAGAGTCCGCGTGGGGAACGTAGCGATCCGCACGAGGGTGTCCCCGCTGCCCACCCACGCTCCGGTGAGCCCAATGCGGACGAGCTGCGGATTCTCGCCAGAAGGCGGCACGTACCACCAAATAGCGCGGAGGGGCTCGGTCGGGCCGCCCGGGTCCTCGATGCGCGAATACCCGTCCGTCTTTCGCACCCGCGTGCCGCCGGTCGGAAAGCGGACGTTCCGTCCGTTCGCCCAGGAGCGGTCCGGCACGTGGCGCGGGTCCGCGTTGCGGATGATCCCGCCGCCGGGGGCCTCGATGAAGTGGGGATCCAGTGCGGTCGGCATCAGATGATTTGGATCATGAGGTCGGAGGCCCGGTCCACGAAGATGCGGGTGCAGTTTTGGTTCTGGTCAAAGGTGGCCACCCACACCCGCTTGTCGAAATAGCAGACCGCCGTGAGCTGGTTGGTGTCATTGTTCGTATCGATGATCTCGTCCCCCGGGAGCAGGACTTCCTCCCAGTTGAGGCCATCGAAGGAGCGCCAGACCTCGAACGGCTCCTGCCCGGTCGCCCAGATCTCGGGCGGACCGTCGAGCCGTGGAATCCGCTGCACGTGGTCGACCATCGTAGAGCGGTTGAAGGTGTGGACGTCCTCCCAGCCGGATCCGTTGAACCGGCGGACCCAGTTCCCGCGAACGTCCAGGTCGCCGCAGCAGTACATCATGCCCTGGAACGCCTGTGCGCACGCCACGTCCTCGGAAGGGTCAGCAATCGCCTCTCCACCCCGGTACGTGATCGCGGTCTCCGGGTCGGAGTCCGTGAGCCGGTGCCAAAACTCCCACAGGATGCCCTCTTCGTCGTACTCGGCCTCCCAGAGGATGCCGGGGTCGATCTCTTTCTGCAGCCCGAAGCCGCCGTGGCTCCCGCTAAACATCCGGCCGTGACCGGCGCCCAGCGTCAGGTTCCAGTCAGCAGCGCCGCCGATGACGACGTTGCCCTCCCACACCGTCAGGCCCCGCCCGCCCACAAAGTCCGGCCCCTCCACGGGCTCGAAGCCCCAGCCCGGATTCTCAATCTCCCGGGAAATGATGAAGGGCCCGCCGGTCTCGAAGAACGCATAGATATGGCTGTCGTCGTTGCGGATCTTCGACATTGTCTCCGCGCCAGACGGGATCTCCTCGTCCTTCCAGGCGTTGTCGGAGTCGCCCTGGCGAAGGCGGAAGATCTTGGAGGAGCCACCCTTGCGCGACCCGGTGGACAGGTAGCACGCGCCCAGCTCCTCGCCGGTCGGGCCGCCCCACAGGTCGAGCGGATTCCCGTCGTCGGACGTGAGCTGCGCGACCTCGCGGAGCCGTATCTGCGGCATCAGACGCACCGTGCCTGGACGACGACGTCCTCGGCGTTACCAGGGTTCTTGGTAAAGGCCTCGATCTTGTCATTAACCGCCAGCTCCCGTATGAACGGGACCGCCACGAACGGCGCCCCGGAGGGTAGTTGGAGCGTCACCGCCGCAGCCCCGTTCACACGGAATTCTATCGACACTAAACCCGAGGTGGATGGTACTTCCGCCGCCACCGTCAGCTCCACCACCTTTTCTTTGCGGACCACGCGGAGCGGGAGCGCGATCCGCTCCTCGTCGGTGAGGGTGCCGCGCTGACCCCAAGTATACGTGTCGGCCACACGAGTTTCAAGGTAGACCAGCCGCGCATCGATCTGCGCCAGGAGAGTGCCAAGCAACAGCCACGCGTCCTTGATGACGCGCTCAAAGTCCTCCAGCCAGCGCGATAGGAACGCGTCGTTGCGGAGATGGGGCCCGGTCTTTACCACTGGCTCCGTCGTCGGCGGCGGAGGCACCGCTGGCAGCTCCGGAGGCCGGGGCGGGATGACCAGGACCGGGAAGTTAATGGCCACGGACTACCCTTGACGCTCCGCGTCGGCGATGGCGTCCAGAAAGACGATGACGGGCTTCGCCCACTGGACGGGCCAGGAGGCGGCCATCACCGCATCGTGGAGGAACGACCACTGGGGCGGCGACAGCTCAACCTCGGGCCCGCCCTGGTCCAGCAGGTCCTCGATCTTGGCCCACGCGCGTAGCTCCACGCGCGGAAGCCCTTGCGGGTACTTCTGGGTCACGGCATGGCGGATCAGCGCCACCGTGGTGCGGACCTCGTCCGCGTCCCCCGGCAGCACCGGATACGGCAGCTTGAGCGAAAAGCGCATATCAGCTCGCGGACAGCATCACGCGGGCGCGTCCGTCCACGGCCAGCATGGCCGAGACGGCGAACCCAGGAGCGTTGATCTCGATCTCTCCAGAATGCGGAGGGTCGAGCATGATGTGAACGTGCATCCAGCTCTCCACCGGGGCCTCACCTTCGCGCCCCTCCACAGCCTCCGTTTCCACTTCCCGGGACTCCAGGGTGGCCTCGCCGTCCTGGACCGTCTCCCCCCGCCGCACCACTTCCCGCATGGGGTGGACGATGTCCTTCTGCAGCGTCGTGCCGCTCCGCACGGCAATCGGCCGCCCCACCCCCCGCGCCACTCCCGTCCCTCTCGTCCTCAGCTCCTGGGATAGCGCCCACGCTTCCGTGCCGATTTCCTCCGGGGGCACCACGGGGGGCTCGTACGGCCCCGGCGGGGCGGACGGCGACATCTCGGTCACGCGGCCATAAACGGTGATCATTTTCCCCTCCTATCCCTGGTCGATCGCCACGCGGCACGGACCGACCAGAAATTCTTTGGTCGCCAGCGGGTATAGCTTCAGCGTCATGCTCCCGCTGCTGGGATGCTCCAGCGTACAGACGATGGTCGCCTCGTCGGGCCGGGGCGGCACGCCCGGCTGGGGCTCCGGGACGTCGATGCTGTCGATCTTTCCAAGCACGCTGTACATGGGATTCTCCTTTATTAGTCGATCGTCCATTCGAGCCAGCACTGTTCCAGGACGACCGGGCCGGGATCCGCCCCGGATTCGATGATGGCGACGTTGATGTGGACCGTCCGGCCCGCCGCGACGTTGGCCAGCTGATCCAGCGGCAGCCGCACCGTCGCCTGAAGGTTCGCGGTGCCCGGGAGGTTCTGCGGCGCGGACATCGTCGGCGCATTGAACACCGCCGTCGTCGTGATGTCCGTCCCCATGTCGATCACGGGGCCGAGCGCAACGCGGAAGCGGATCTGGCCGGTGACGCCCGGGGCCCGCCATTTCAGAACGGCGGTGATCGCCCCGCCGCTGTAGCCCTGCGGCGCAAAAGCCTTCCACATGATCGACTGCTGGAGAAGCGGCATGAATTGGTACGCGAAGCTCGTGACCTTGGGCATCGTGGCGGGCGGCGTTCCAGTCGAGACCCACTCGATGGGAGTTGGGAAGGCGTTCGCGGCGGAGCCGTCCGGGAAGCGGGCCCCTTCCAGTGGCAGCGTCGTCTCGATGACCCGGCGCTTCGCGGCGTCGGCCCACACCGGCACGCCCGCGACCACCGTGAGAACTTGGCCCGTCGCCCCCACTGGCAAGCGACCAGGAAGTCCAGCCGGGTCGACGGCCACGATCAGGTCGCCCAGCGCGAGCATGGGGTTGTTCATATCGCCCACCGGCCCCGGCGGCGTGGGCGGATTAATCCAGGCGAGGTCCCCGTCAGCCTCCACCGACAGGAGCTGGCCAACCGATCCGGCTACCAATCGCCCCGGGGTCCCCGTGGAGGAGCCCACCACGAGGTCGCCCCGCGCCGAGATCGGCAGGAGGAAGAGGGGCGGGTCGGGCAGCACTGACGCCCAGGTCGGCGCACCAGAAAGCATCGAGAGCAGCTGGCCCTCGGTCCCGGGCGGAAGAGCCGCCACGGTGTCGGCGGGGTTGTACACGATCATCGTGCCCAGGCCACCCGAAGGGAAGCCCGATCCGGGGCCCAGCGGTCCCCAAATGGGCATCCCGCCGTTGACGTGGAGGACCGAACCCTCGACACCCGCCGGAAGCCGCTCGGCCCCGCCGCTGGCCGCGCCCCGGATCAGGTCCCCCGGGTTCACGATCACAGCCGCTTCCGGAGTCCACGCCAAAATGTCCTCGACGACGGTGGGGAGCGCCCCCTCCCAAACCATCTGGACGTCGTAGATCCCGGGGTTGACGCGGCAGACCACCATCCCGAGCCCGTCCGCCTGGAGAGGATTGGCCAGGGGAGTCGCGTCGTCGTCCGCGAAGAGCGGGGCGGGCGTCAGCGTGTTCGCCCAATAGATCGTCACGAAGGCCCCGGGCCGGGATCGGCCCGACGCGGGGTCGATGACCACCAAATTCAGCTTAGGGCGGAACATCGTATCTCCTTCGCTCACGCAATGAGCTGCGAGCCGACGTTCAGCCCGCGAAATCCGTTATCAGGATCCGCCGCGAGTCCAACCGCCGTGCCGTGCCGGTCGTGCCCGCTGAGATCCTTAGCCTGACCGTCAGTGACCATCCGCATCGGGAAGTATAGGAGCTGGTTGCGAACCACGGAGCGTGCGCCGCGCAGGTAGACGGACTTGACCTCGTCGGGCGCGAGGATCCGCCCGCCCCAGATGGCGAAGTCGTCCATCCAGCCGTTCCAAGTGCGGGTCGTGCCCCCGTCGCTCCCGATCCAGCCCGTCCCGGCCAGCTCGGGCGTGCCGGTCGGAGCCACGGTCGTCGTGACCGTGATCGGGACCCCGTTCTGGTAGATGATGGGCTTGTTGCTGTTGTTGCGGGTGTCATGGGTCACGGCGAGATGGACCCACTTATCCAGTGGGAACGTGCCCGCGAGCGTCCAGATCGGATCGTTCCCGCTGTAGAGCCAGCTCCACTGGAGCTTCAGCGAGCCCGCCGTACCGTTGAATCGGAACTGTGGGCGCCCCGAATGATGGATGATCGTGCCGTTGTTCGTCGCACCCATCGTGTGTGGCTTGACCCACACCGCAAGGTTATAGTAATTCGCACGAAGGCTCTGCGGCAGGATCGCGTAGGTGATCTTGTCACTCGTCTCCAACCAGCGGTAGCTCATCGCATCACCAACGCGCCGGGGGGTGTTGTTCAGGAGCCGAGGCTGCGGTCCCGGTGCCGCTCGGCGTCCCCGGCAGGAGGCCGAGTTCATCTAGCACAAGGCCGCCCACGAAGCGGGCGCTGGGCCAAGAGAACAGGAGTGACCGTGGCAGACGACGCGCCCCCCGATACGCAATGAACCGCATCTCGGGATCAGTCAGGATGCGGTTGTAGCTGAAGAGGTGCGCGAGGAAGCCATTCCATTGCTGCGATAGGGCCGAGATGTTGCCAAGCCGGATCGCTTGCGCGTCGGCCGAAAGCGCCCCTGACGGCGTGCTGGTGCGCGTGAGCCCCGCGCCGTTCGTCAGCACCGACCACACGCGGCTCTCCGAGTCGAGCGTGTACAAGGTCGGGTGATTTCCCACCGCGCCGCCGTCGTAGGTCACGCCGACCCAGCGCCACATGTTGAGCGCCGGAAAGCCCGGTGTCATCTCCCATGTACCATTCACCGTCGCCCGCTGGCACTTGTAGTGGAGCTTGTTTGACCCGGCCGTGCCATTGAATTGGAGCTGGGCGCGGATGCTGCCCGAGACGCCGTGCGCAAAGACCGTCCCCGAGTTGGCACCGCCCATCCCCAGCGGATAGAGCCAGGCACCGAACGAGACGAGATTACCCGTCGTTAGGTTGCCGCTCGTCACTACGCGGTTCGTGCCCCCGTTGAAGTCGACGCTCATGCGAATTCCAGCCACGCGTCTTCCAGCACGCGGTCGTTGAGTGCGTCGCTCGCCGTCGCGGCCCACATGCCGAGCATGACCATCATCGTTCTTCCGGCGACCACGTTGGTCCCGTCCAGGGGCCCGATCCGGATCTCCTTCTGCTGGCCCAGCGTCGCGGGCACAGCGACGTCAGCCGAGAAGCTGACCGTGTTAAAGATCGCGGCACGGACGTCGGTCGTCCCGTCCACCACCGGGGCAAGCGCAGCCACGGGCCGGATGTTTCCGGTGATCGCCGACACCATCGACCACTTGCTGACCAGCGTGATCACGCCGCCCGCGTAGCTCGCCGGGACCGGAATCCGCCATAGCAGAAACTCAGCCCCGGCCGGGATCGTAACCGCCTGGTCGAACTGGTAGGTCAGCGTGATGACCTTGGGCGCTCCGCTGGGCGCGGTGCCCGTCGACACGCGTTCGACCGGCTGCGGAAACAGGTTGTTCGTAGACCCCTCGGGGAACCGCGCCGCGTCCAGGGACAGCGGGACCACGGTGACGCCCGCACTGGGCGCGGCCCAAGCCGGTGCGCCCGCAACCACCGTCAAAACGCGCCCCGTCGTACCGATGCCGAGTCGCGCGGGCGCACCGCTGGCGCCACCAATGATAACGTCGCCCGCTGTCGTCATCGGGTTCGCAAAGCCAGGGTCCACGGGCAGGCTAGCCCACGTCGGTACGCCGCCGGATAGCGTAAGCCACGTTCCGTTAGCACCAACACCCAGGCGCGTCGGTGCCCCGCTCGTCCCGCCGCGAATCAGGTCCCCGACCGCCGTCATCGGGTTCGCGAAGCCGGGATCCACAGGAAGCGCAGCCCAGGTCGGCACACCGGCCGAGAGCGTCAACCAGTTTCCGTTGGTGCCCACCGCAAGGCGTGTCGGCGCTCCGCTGGTCCCACCACGAATCAAATCCCCAACCGCCGTCATCGGGTTGGTCATCCCGCCGCCGCCCGATGGCGCGTCGATCCAGCCCGTGGCGTAGTCGGTCGCGCTCAGCTTCGAGAGGATCTGCCCCGCGGCTCCCCCAACCGGGACGCCAGGACCGGCGGGGCCCGTGGCCCCTTGTGGCCCCTGGGGACCGGGCGGCCCCTGTGCGCCAGGCGCGAGTGGCACCCCGTCGATGACGATCTGACCCGAGAGATAGAGGTCGCGAATCTGGTGCGTGGCATCGCCGAGATCCCACGCGGCGTCCACATTGGGAAAGAATCGCCCGGTAGGTTCGTCGATGATCCAGACGCTACTGTTCCCCGCCCACAGTTCCAAATTGCTGCCGGGGTAGGTGCCGATGTACCCCACGCCGAGGCCAATCCCCAGGTAGATAGCGACCGTCCCGCCCCCGCGCTGGTTAATGACGAGTTCCGAGTTGTCGACGCCATACGAGCCGAAGTACATCGCACCGCCCAACTCATCGGAGAGTCCCACGCCCATGTCACCGGACCCGCTATAGTCAGTGAGCGAGAGCCCAACATTCGGCGCACTCGCGAAGCTATAGCTCGGCGCGGCAGCCGTGCCGTCGAGCGCGCGAATCGGCCCCGGCAGCGTAAGACTCTTATCATCCCCGTTCAGCATCCAGCGGGATTCAGCGAAGGGTGTCGTCCGCGCATGGGCGACCAAATGCAGATCACTGTCGGCCGAAACGGAACAGACCCCGCTCCCGTCGATCATGTGCAGCCCGATTGATTCGTTCTGAGACGGCGTGTACAGATACCACGCCGTGCGAACGTCGTTCACGGCGGCCTGCCACGTGCCGTGATACCACCCCCCGCCCCGCGCATCGCTCGCCGCAACTCCCGTTGCGCCCCAACTCACCTCCGCTTCAGTGGTAAGGAAGAGCGTCGCGCCATCAGTGCCAGCCAGCGTGAGGCGATCACGATTGCCGGGCCCGATGTCGCGGAACATCCCCATCGCGGGCGCACCGCTGAAGTTGTAACTCGGGGCCGCGAGCGTCCCATCCGGCGCGAGAAGGGGCCAGGCCAGCACGGTGGGCGCGGGCGGGGCGGGCGGGATCGGCTTCCACGATAGACGGCCCAAGTCGTCAATCTGGAGCACGTTCCCCGCGACGCCAGGGGCCAGCCATGCGGGCTTAAAAGGCGGCCCCGTCATCGTCAGGATGGCGTCAGGAACGGTCGGCTTGACCCACTTGATCTCGGTGGTCATGGCGTCAGCAACTCATCCACGTATGGGATCGACCCTTCCGTGACCCCGGGCGGGATCAACGGGACAGGCGGGATCGGAGGCGGTCCCGCCGGTCGACCTTCATAAGTCGACGGCAAATACCAGCGCGGGCCAATGAAGTAGACCGGCCCCACCAAGACCAGGGCGCGGCCCGCCCCCCAGCGCGGATCGGGGCAGAACGACTCGCCCAGCGGGGGCGAAGTACCGCCCGGTCGCTTGCCGATCATCCCGGGACGTCCATGAACAGCACCGGCGGCTGCTCCTCGTGGATGCGGTCCGAGATCCACTCGGACACGGCGGCCCCGGCCTGAGCTTGCCAATAATTCATCTGGGGCTCGTCCCCCATGAAGAGCCAGACCTCACGGCACGCGGCGTAGATCACCGCGTCCGGGGCCTCCTGGCTCAGCACCGTCTCATCGGGCGGGTTCGTCAGCGGCTCCGCCCAGCCCGTCCCTTCGATCTCCACATCGATCGCCGTGGCGGGCAGCGGGCGAATCTCCAAGGCGCGGCCCATCACGGCGAAGTAAAGCGGATCGCCCGCCTGACTCGTATCACGAAGGTCCAGTACCGTGCCGTCAGACAGCTCCCACTCGCCCCGGATCGCGGCGGGCGGGATCCTGCCCAGAAGCTTCCGGTCGGGCAGAAGCCGGACCCGCAGCTCCGCCGATGCTCGATAACACGCGGGTAGCGGGACCACGCCCACGCGAGCTTCAACACGCTCCGCCGTGTCCCATCGAGCGAAAAGCGCTTCCTTACCATGGAACTTCCGTTCGATCCAGCGATGGCCCGCCTGGACGAAGTGCACTCGGTTGTCCACGTAGTCCGGGTCCGTCCGGTTCACGTACCGGTCCAGATGGCCCAGGATCTGCTCTAGGTTCATCGCTTCTTCTTCTTTGCCGCCCGGCCCGGCGGTCGCGCCGACGAGGATGGCTTTTTCTTCGAGGACGCGCCGCCAGACCGAACGACATCCCGACTTACGACTTGTTGCGGGGCGCCTTCTTCCCGGGGATGACCTGCTCGGGGCCGGTCGTCTTTCCGGCCTTCTTGGCGTACTCGGTCGACGGCGGCCCGCCCTCCAGGCTCTTGGTGTACATCTGGGGCTTGGCGTTCCGCCCCGCCTCGTCCGGATTCTTCTTCAGCGATATCGACATGGTTTGGATCCTCCTCGGTGACGATCAGCGCGTGATCCTTCATCGCGGCGGCGATCACGCGGCTATCCGTTTCGTGCCACGTACAGAAGGGCAGCGACGCGGAACGCGAGATCCCCGCCAAGAGATACGTTCCGGGCGAAGGAGCCTTGATCCACGCGCCGCTGCCCTGTTCCATTACCGCCCCCGCTGGTGCCGCTCGCGCTCGTGCTGCCGCTCGCGTTCGTGCTCGGGCTCAACTACTACGGGGGCGTGGGGCTCCCCCGGCGGGAGGGCCCGCTCTCCCGGCTGCGGCGGCAGGGCTCGCGCCTCGGGGCCGCCATTCGCCGACGCCGCCGCCATCGTGACCGTCGCGGCCTTGAGGTTCTTGATCACGCCGTGCGTCGACGCGTGGTGCAGCTCGAACCCGCACTCCGCCAGGAACTCGTTCTTGAGGGCGTCATCGCCCGGGTTCTGGCGGTGCTCCAAATACATCAGGTCGTCGATGTACCGGTACTTCACGTTCGGGAGGTCGATCACGAGGAGCATCGACCGCCAGTCGTCGTACAGGTTGAACAGCGGATGCATCCGAATGTACCCGTCGCCCAGCGCGGTCACCACTTGTTGCAGACGAATCCCGTAGACGGAGTCGCCCGCCTCCAGGTTGATGACCGAGCCTCCCTTGGCCAGCGCGGTCAGCGCCATGAGGGCCTGGGAGCCCACCAACCAGAGCTTCTCCCCGGAGCCGTAGCGGTACATCGGCTCCAGCGCGGTCAACAGCTGGTCCTCGGACATCGCGCCCGCGCCCCCCACCGTGGTCACGTTCCCCGGCGCGAGCGTCTGGATCCACGGAATCAGGCCGCGAGTGGTCCGCATCGGCTGCCCCAAAGCGCCCGTGGTCTCCAAGCGCTCCCCGAAGAGGAACGCGTACTCCATGTCCTGCGCCTGGTACTCCAGCGCCTCGATCTGGGCCTGAACGATGGCATCTTCCGTGCGGAGGCGGGTCTTTTTCGCCGTCCGCGTGATGTGCAGCGGGGTGCGAAAGATCTGGGTGTAGTTGAACTGCTTGGTCGGGTCCACGCTGACCGGGGTGGCGATGGGCCCGCCCTCCTCGTTCGCGTTGCCCACGACGCGGACCCGGGCGTCCGCCGGAATGACGGCGGCCGCCGTCTCGCCGAATCCGCGCTGCACGGCCACGGAAGTACCGATGGTCTGGTCAGCGGTAACCAGCATCTTCTCGCCCGTGCCGCCGGTTCCGACGACCTGGAGGATGTAGCCCTTGCGGAAGATCTTGCCCGGATCGCCCGCCGCAGCGGGGCCCGCCGACACGGCAAGCGTGGT